TCATGTTCGAGCCAGCCGTCGACAGGCCGAGCGCCTCGCCGAAGCTGGACGCGGCGAAGCTGCCATACAGCCCGCCGCCGTTCGCCGCGCCGTAGAGGCTGTTGCCGGTCGACAGCAGATTCAGCCCGCCGCCCACCGTGCCGCCAGCGCCGGTGAAGCCGAGCGCCGCGCCGACGGACCCCATCACCGGCGAAACGACGGCTTGCACCGCGAACTTGAGCACCGCGGTCTTGAGCGTGTTCTTCAGCGACTTGACGAACGCCTCGCCGAAGCCGTCGCCCGCCTCGAAGCTGCGCATCAGCGCGTCGGTCAGGCTCTGCTCGATGTCGCGCGAGAAGTTTTCCCAGGCTTTGGCGGCATCCTCGGCGGCCTGCTTGGCGGCGTCCTTGGACTCGATGCCGCGCATCGCGTCGCGGGCGCGCTTGCGGGCGTCGATTTCCTTTTCGAGATTGGCGACCAGCTCGGCCTGGCTGTCGAAACCAGAGGCCATCGCGCGCTGCTCTTCCAGGCGCGCGATGATGGTGTCCTCGATGGCGGATTTCGTCAGGCCGTAGGTCGCCAGCTCGCCCTCTAGCGCCGTGGCGCGATTCTGCAATGCGATCACGCTGTCGGCGGCGTCCTGCTGTGCCTTCTCGACGGCTTTCTGCCATTCGTCCTCCGCCTTGGTGGCGGCATGCACGGCGTCGAGGTGGAATTTCTGCTGCGTGACGAGCTGACCAACAGCGCCGCGATAGGCGTCGATGTCGAGCTTGCCGGACTTGTAGCTGGTATTGAGCGTCTGCAGGTCTTTCCAGAAGCTGGCGTCGAGACCGGAATCCTTGGCGTTGAGCCGAGTCAGCAGGTCGCCGAGCTCGTCCTTGACTGTCTTGGCCGATCCGCCGGAATCCTTCAGCGCATCGTTCAACTTCTTGGCGTTGAGCGCCGCTTCGAGCGTCGCCTGCCCGGCCAGGCGCAGATCGCGGGCGTCGAAGTTTTGCGGTCCGCTCTTGATCGACGAGAGCTGCAGCGCCTTGTAATACTCAAGCAGCTTTTTGACTTGCGCGATGCGCTCGTTGTTCGCCTGGTCGATGCTGCCGTCCCATAGCTCGATGGGCGGCTGGGCACGCAGCTTGGTCAGCTCGGCATTGAGTTCCTGAATTTTCTTGCCGGCGCCGGCGGTCGCCTCGGATAGCGACTCGCCGAGGCCGCGCACGCCGAATCCGGTGATGGCCTCGAAAAACGACAGCCCGGCGGCGCGCGCCAGCGCGAATGACGTGATCGCGTTGTTGAGCGCCGGCAGGAATCCATTCACCAGCTCGGCGGCGGATGCCTGCAGGTTGATGGACAGCTCTGACATGCTGTCGTTGAACTTGTCCGCCTCGGGCGCCAGGCGCTGCATGGCGGCGCTGTATGCCTCGGCCGCCTTGGCGGACTTTTCGAGACCCTCGCGGCCGAGGTTGAGCAGCGGGATCAAATCGGCGCCGGCCTTGCCGAACAGCTTGGTGGCCAGTGCCGATTTTTGCGCGCCGTCAGGTAGTGCCGCGAACAGATCGGCGATCTGGCGCATCGCCTCGCTGGTGTCGCTGGTTGTGATACCCACGGAATGCAGGGCGGCGGCGTTATCCACCATGACCGTGGATAGCCCTTTCACGCCGCGCGCGATGCTTTCCAGTCCGGTGCCGCTCTGTTCCGCCGCCAGCTTGTACTCCGCCAGATCCTTGACGGCGATGCCGATGCGCTGGCTCATGTCGTTGAGCCCGTCGGCGGCGTCGATGGCGGACTTGGCGATGGCGCCCAGGCCCGTAAGCGCGGCGCCGGCGGAGAGCGAGGCGAGCGCGGCGGCGGCCGGCACGGCGTTGCCGGACAGGCTCTGCAGCGCGCCGCCGACATCCTTGATCGTCTTGCTGGCGCGGTCCTCGGCGATGAGGATGATCGAGGTCTTGTTATCGGCCATGTTTTTCGCTGAACACTTTGAGCGCCTCGGCTTCCATCACGCGCAGATCATCGAACACGCGGCGCCGCTCGGACGGCGCCACGCCCTGCAGTTCCAGCACCACCGGCACGGCGGCGTAGTCCAGGCCAATCGGACCGCCCATGCCCACGCGCCATTGCGTTTGCAGCGCGGCGAAGGCCTCGAAGGCCGCCGCGTTTTCCGGCCAGACGGGCGTGATCGCCGCGCTGGCCGCGATGCCGGCGCGCATTTCCGCCGGCACGCCGAGCGCATCCCAGAAGGACGGATCGCCCGCGTCGGGCGCTCCGGTAACGAGCGCCCGCGCGAGCGCCCTCAGTTTTTTGCGCGGGCCTCGAAGAGTTCACGGCGGTAGGCATCGAGCAGCGCCGGCACGAAGGCCGGGTAGGTCTTGGCGGTTTCCTGCAGCGCCTCGCGCGAGAATTCGCGCGGCGCGTCGCGCCAGCCGGCGATCACGTCGAGCAGCACGTCCTCGATGGTCTTGTCGGCGAACGACATTGACCAGGCCGCGAACTGCTCGGCGCCCTGGTGGCGGAAGGTGACGAAGAGACCGTCGGCGGCGCGGCCCGGCACGAAACCGGCGACGCGCACCTCGAAGGTCGGATTGGGTTCCAACTTGAACATCGTTTGCCCCTTGCAACAAAGATGCCCCGATCAGGAGCGGGCGGCGGCCATGTCGGGGCCGTCATGGCGCGGTATCAAGCCGCTGCCGCCCGCAAACTCATCAGGTCGCGTAGGTGGTCGGGCGGCCGTAGGCGGTGAGCACGACGGGCGTGGTGACGACCTGCTGCGCGCTGCCGGTGGGCGACAGTGTGCAGCCGACGTAGCCGGTGACCAGGTACTTGTAGCCGTTGGCGAAGGTGATGCGCATGGCGCGAATCGCCTTGGCATCCGACGCGGACTTCAGCGCGATCAGGCCGGCGTCGTCCGGCTGCCACTGGCATTCCAGGCTGAAGCTGGTCGTCGAGGCGATCCCGGGGATCTGCTTCTGGGTCGTGTCGTGAATCGTGGTGACGTCGATCATCTGGAAGTCGCCGCCGGAGACGGAGACGTTGCTGGCCACCGTGAGCGAGGTGCCGAAGGTGAGCAACTGGATCGATCCGCTGGTGAAGGTGTCGAATGCCGACGAGTCGCAGCCTTCCAGCTCCAGCGTGTTGCTGCCGGAAACGAGGTTGGCGACGCGGAAGATGCGGCCATCGACCTGGCTCATGCCCTGCGCGGTGATGAGGACGTAGTCGCCGTCGGAGAAGGAGTCGGCGCCGACATAGGTGACGACGGCCGGGTTGGCCTCGGTGATGCTAGAAACGGTTTGTGCCGCCGAAATGGCCGACTGCACGGCAATGGCGACGTTTGACCAGACTTGAACTGCCATGATTTGCTCCTTGGTTGTGGAACCAGGGAGGCAAATCGGAGGCGGGGCCGCCCTCTCGGGCGTGGCGCGGCGTTCCTGCGTGCCTGGCGAATCTCTTACAAGCGCATGCGGCGCGGCTTTTCAGCGGGGCCGCATGCGCGAGTCTTTACTGCTTTCCTTCCAGCCACTTTTCCCAGGCCGCCAATGCCATCTTGGCGGCGCGGATCAGGGCTTGATGCAATGCTTTCGACTGTTCGCTCATGCCACCGCCCCCGGATAACCGGCGCGCGTGAAGCACAGGCCGGCGAAGGTCATGGCGATGTAGCCGACCGGCTTTTCGAGGCCGATGTCGTCGATGCCGCGCTCGTCGCCGATCAGTTGCGGCGTGCTCAACAGACCGCCCAGCGTGCCGGCGGCGTGCATGGCGACCTCGACTTCGTACTGGATCGCGCCCAGCGTCGCCGCGACGCCGGCGGCGTCCTTGGCGTAGCCGGTGGCGATGATCTTGATGGTGCGCTGCTGCTGCCCCTGCATGCCGGTTTCGACGCCATCGGTCTCGACCTTGACGACGAGGCGCGGCTGCGTGATGGCGCGCACGGCCAGCGCATCCTCGTCAACGCGATTGCCGGTCGTCGTCAGCCCGGTCAGGGCGGCGACGGCGGCGGCGCGGATCTGGTCGTTGATGTGGGTGGGCGTTGGCATCAGGATTCACTCAGGAACAGTTGCACCATGCCGGCGCAATCCGGGCGCACCGATTCGACGGTGTAGCTGGTCGCGCCAATCGTGACCGCGGCGCCCTCGGCCACGGCCGGGACATCGGCCGCGGCGACCAGCAGCATCGGCCGTGTGCCGGAAAGGCCGAGCGCGTCGGCATAGGCGGCGTCGAAGATGCCGCGCACCGATACCCCGCCGACCGTGGCGGCGATGCCAAAGTCGGTGAGGAAGGGCGCGATGTCCTCGACGAAGCTCATCGCTTATCCGACGTACTTCGGATGCGCCAGCGCGGTGACGCCGACCACGGCGGGGCCGGTGGTGACGGTGCCGATGTAGCGCACATAGGGCTTCAGGCCGGACAGCGCGACGGCGAGCTTCTCGCACTTCGGGTCGTTCGACGTGGTGACGGTCGTGAAGGCGGCGCCGCTGATGTCGGCGGCGTTGGTGCCGCTGTCGTCGTCTGCGTGCTGCAGCTTGCCGGCGATGCTGCCGGCGGTGACGGTGCCGACATCGGAGGTGACGATCAGGTCGCCCTCATAGGCGGCGATGCTGGTCCAGCCGCCGGTAGCGGCGGCGGTGTCGGCTTTTTCGCCCGGCGTCAGCAGCGAAATCTGCGTGAGTGCGGAGGCTTGAACGGCAAGGGACATGGCTTACTCCTTGGCCCGCGCGCGGCGGGCTTTTGCGGGTTGTTCGGGCTGTGCGACCGGCTCCGGTGCCATCACGACTGGATCGCGCACCGCCGCCGCCTTGTTGGCGGCGATCAGCTCACGGGCCAGGGCGTCGGCGGCCAGCACTTCCCGGCCGGCCTGGATTTCCTCGCCGGCCAGGTAGAAACTGCGCAGCGCCTTGATGCGTGTCATGGTGGCTCCGGTAGGCGGCGCGCCGTCGATCAGCGCGCCGCCGGTGGCGGTGGTCAGCATCAGGTGATGGTGTGGGCGCGGCTGAAGGCAGATGCGATACGCACGCCGACGTCCATGGTGTAGAACGCGCGGATGCCGATCAGCCCGGCCTTGAAGTCGGCGTAGGGGTTGGCCTCGATTTCGAGCACACCCCACTCGCCGATGACGGCCTGCGACCAGTCGCCGAAGAACATGTTGGCGCTGGCGACCTGGTTGCTCGACATGGCGCCGAAGCCGGCCATCTTGCCGTCGAGGATGTTGCCGTCCCACAGCGGACGCTCGCCGTAGGTGGTGTTGGTGAAGCGCTGCATCATCAGCGCGGCGACGGCGGGCGTGGTGACGTAGCCCATGGTCGCGCCATTGACCAGCGCATTGCCGCCGGCCACGTCGGTCTGGAACTCCAGCACGCCGGCATGGGCCAGGCTGGTGCCGATGACGGCACCGATGCCGCTGGTGGCGGCGATGCCGGTGGGCTGGCCATCGGCGCCGGTGCCGGCGAGCACGGCGCTATCGGCGGCCAGGGCCACGACGGCGGCGAGGTCGCGCATCACCAGCATTTCGGCGTCCGGCGCGGACTGCAGCGAAAGCTGGCGGCTGATCTCGGTATAGGCGCCGACGTTCTTCGGCGACAGGGCGATCTGGCCGAAGGTCGGCTGGCTCTCGGTGATCTGCGTCGCCTCGTTCGCCAGCCAGTAGGCGGTGGCGGCGGCGGTCTGCTTCGGGATGGTGACGTTGCCCGACAGGCCCGATAGGCGCGTGGCGCCCATCTTCATGGTGACGCTGCGGTTGCGCAGGATGTCGACGAAGGCGCTGGCCAGGTTGTTGGTGCCGACCAGGTAGTTCGAGCCGGAGGCGCCCGCGCTGGTCATGTCGCGCTTCTGCACCTCGAAGGGCACGAAGATCGAGCGGCCGGACTGCGCACGGCGGCCGAGCTTCTGCTCGATGGCGCGGTGGCATTCCAGCTCGAAGGGCGCCTGGTCGGGGCGGCCATCGGCCAGGGCCGAGATGGCGCGGAACAGCGAGTAGCTGCGCGTCTCCTGGCCGGTCAGGCCGAGGTCGGGCGCGGTGGCGGCGGCCGGCGTGGCGGTCGTGGCCATCTTCGCCATGATGGCGTTCTGGAATTCGGCGAGGCTCTTGCCTTCGGCGATGTATTCGAGGGCGAGCGATTCGGCGCCGTAGCGGGCATAGGCTTTGGCGGTATCGCGGATGGCGGTGACGCGCGCCTTTTCTTCGGCGGCGTGGTCGGTGACCTGGATGTCAGACATGGTTTTCTCCTGCGGAATGGATACGGGGGGAAGGGTTGCGGGTTGCGGTGCTGCTGCGACCGGCGCCACGGCTCCCGCCGCGCGACCGACGCCCACCGTCGCATCCGCCGGGATGGGAACGATGGAGACTTCATGGGGCGACCAGCGCGTGATGCGGAACGTCGGCAGGTCGTCGGAATTGGCGAGCGCGGCATCGGCGGCGCCGCGCGTGAAGTCGAAATCGGCGCCATGCCTGGCGCGCATTTCGGCCTCGAATTCTTGGAAGGTGAGCGTGCGAATAGCCTTGAGCACATCGACGCCGTTCTCGACGCACATGCGCTCTTCCTGCATTTCGTCGATGGTGTAGCCGATGGACACGAGGCCGCGGATGCCGTCGGCGACGTCCTGCATGATCTCGTTGCCAAGCGCGCCGCGCGAGAAGCGGGCCACGGCGCGCAGCTTGCGGTCGGGCGAGACCTCGACGGATTCGACGACGCCGATCTGCTTGTCCCAGTCGTGGCCGAGCAGCAGCGGGTGGCGGCCGTCGCCCAGGCGCGTCAGGTCGACGGATTCCGGCGCGTGGTCGAGAATCTCGACGCCCCACCAGCGGCGGTAAGGTTCCTCGGACGAGCAGGCCAGCGCGACGGTGCGCGCTTCCTGGTCGACTTCGCGGGTGAGCGCGAAGGTGCGGGTCGGGTTGGTTTTCATGGGCCGCAGTTTCCGCATCAGCCGGTGAAATTTTTAGGGGTAAAGTTTCACTCGCCGGTATCGGCCTTCGGCGGCGCTTCCGGCGCGCCGACATAGCCCGGCAGGCCGGCGGCTTCGGCCATCTGGTTGGCGGTTTGCAGCGCGGCGATCACGTCCTCGAGGTCGACGCCCATCTGCGCGGCGACCTGCTGCGGCGACATGAGCTTCTTTTCGATGGCCAGCACGGCGGTCTGCATGTCCTTGAGCGGGTCGACCCACTGCCAGCGCCGGCCCTGCCAGCCATGCACGCGGAACTTGCCGAGTTTGCCGGCAGGCAGCGCGAAGCCGTTGGGCATGACGATGGCGCCCTTGAGCAGCGCGACCTCCAGCCAGTCAAGGAACAGCGGGCGCAGG